TTGGTCAAACGGTGGGATTTGGGAATTAATTCCACTGAAGATGTCTTGGTGCATATCCCATCCACCATAAGTCATCGTTACAAATCTAGCACCTGCTTCTACCAATCTTCTGGACATCAACATTCTTGCTCCGGCAGTATTCCTGCCATATCGGTCACGAACTTTTGGATCTTCTTTTTCAAGATCAAAAGCATCTCTGGCGTGCTGACTACCTACGAGATCGTATGCTTTCTCGTAGAATTTATTCATTGCCGTAACTGTGTCAGCATTAGTTCTATCATTTAGATTTTTATTTACAATATCTAAAAGGTTTCTTCTTCTAGAGAAATGTTCATCTGTAATATTGATAGACAAATCTCTAACTCTAAAATTATCCGAGGCGGGATCAGAGCCTAAAGTAAATGGAGCATAAGCATTGCTTAGGTATCCTGTTCCCGCAAATTCGTTTGGTTTTTCAGGCAGGCAAATGTATCCGGGGATGTTATTGCGATCCCCAAACTCATGAGATATAACAGACCCCATTGACGGATATTGTAGTGCTGGACTCGGCTTATATCCTGTAAAGACACTGTTGGTTCCTCTTTCATGAGCTGCCTCTCCGTGGGTCATACTACGAATAATTGTTAGTTTATCCATCACCTGAGCGGTTTTTGGTAGTCGCTCGTTGATCTGGATTCCGGGAACATTCGTATTAATTGCCTGCATAGAACCGCGATATTCTAGCGGTGCTACGGTTTTGGGGTCAAAGGACTCCTGAGCAGAGATACCTCCGGGGAGGTAGATAAAGATAGTGCTTTTAGCATTACCTTCAATGCTCTCATAATGCTTCTGCTCACCAAAAGCAAACTGTGTGCCAGCAGCAGCAAACATGCTGGTTTGTAAAAATGCCCTACGACCAATATGAATATGATTAAACATTATCCCGGTGCCTCATAATAACCTATTGAAAAACCTTTACAAGTACAATCTTTGACGGTTTTATCATAGCCGTCCTTCTTTAACTTCTTCTCTATATATATACACATATTATCATCTGAGCCTTCCCAGTTATTCTTATAGAAATGACACAGATATTTACATTTGAAACTATTCCTAGTTGGGTCCATCGGCTTTGGATCTATGTTGGCTTTAATTTCCTCAAACCTTTTTCTCAACTTTTCTAGAAATCTTTTCTCATCTTCTGGCCCAAGACAGATGCTAAATGGCTTGGGGTCAATTTTTCCTTCTTCGTCTTTATAGAAGAAAATACTCATTATCCTATTGGGAAACTGTTTGTAAACCCTAGAAATAGCATAAAAATATAATAGTAATTGCGCATCATTCTCTAGTTTTTTGTAATCTTTAACCTCTCCTGTCGCCCAATCCATACGACGACCAGTTTTCCAGTCAACAACCTCAATTGTATCATCATCTAGCAATGTTGTCAAGTCAATAGTTCCCTTGATTGCTAATTGACCCTTGACTATTTCTCCGTTGATTTCATATTCAAACTTAGCCCAATCTTCTTCAATCGGTATGTCGAAGTGCGCCTCTGGATGAAAAATGTTTCTTTTTCTGGGGTCAAACAGTCCATCAGAATGGGTTAAGAATGTCTCAACTGTGTCTCTGACCGCTTTTCTATCAGCACGATAAAACTTATGTTTTGAATCCTCTGCGTATTTATTGATAGCAAGCTCGGTCATTTCGTCAACAAACTCGTCTAGAAATAACCTATCTTTACCAATCCTTATTTTCCCACACTTATCATCTTCTATTTCTAGGAATTTTCTACGTGGATTATCTTGTTGGAATTTCTTTAGGCCAGCCATAATCTCCATGACTTTGTGCGCCATAGTTCCCATGTCTGCTTTTTTGCCACTGTCAGATCGCCAACCTAATACATAGGTTAGGAAATACTGCATTTGACAGAAATCATAATTATTATAACTAGACGACCTTATATAAGTCACTATCATTAAATTTGCTCCAATAGAGATTTGACTTCAGTAATTGTATCCTGAATAGTCATCTCCCTATTGTCTAGCACATGCCAGAAATTAGAATGGTCATAGTTGTCCACATCTAGCGCGGTTTCGCTGTCATGGTCGTCCTCATGAACATTCCTCTCCAATCTCAATACTTTGCCACCCGCTTTTTTGATGGCCTCAACTTCATTAGGAAATCTAACATCTGCTATAATAGCAAGATCACTACCTTCTTTTGTGATTTTATTTATACAGGCATTTGCCCATACGTTGTTGTGTATTTTTCTCATAATGTCAGTTCCAAAGAACTGCATAAACTCACGCGCAGTCATTTCGCCTTCGCGCCAGTCCCAGCTTTTCCTTGCGTCTATAGGCATCTTTTTCATTAGTTTCATATTTTGAAACCTTGGCATATCTTCCCATCTGATATGATCTAATACTTGGTTTTTCTGATCGTTAGTTCCATATGCCTGCTCGTATGTAAATCCAAATAGATTGATACACATGTCCTTCAAGGAGTCAGCAAAGTTGTATGCTTTTACAAAAGGCCACATATTATAGTGAGCATACTCTATGAACTGTTCATCTTTGCGCTCAATGTCAAATTCACCCCACCCTTGTTTACCAAGAGAGTTTGTGGTATTGATTACAAGTTTGCCTTTATCGTTTATATTATAGTCTATAATAAGCTCTTTGTTTTTTAGAACTTCACCATGAATAATGTTAGCAACAGTTGTTTTACCGGCTTGTTTTTTACCAGAAATACCAATAATCATTAATACATACCCTTTACACTTGTAAGAATGTTTTCTTGTATTGAGTCCACAGACATGTCACCAATGTCTTTACCAATAATTTTTGGGAACTTTAAATTAAATAATCTAAATAGTTCCCTTTGTATTTTTATTTTAGATTCGCGGCCAGCTTGATCGTTGTCTGTTAGTATAACTAAATTTGTAGCACCTGAATTTATAAGTAGTGTTTTCTGCTGCTTTGACACATCTTTACCAAACAGGCCGACGACATTTTTTACGCCAGCCTCGTACAATCTCCACACATCGCCCTGCCCCTCTACAACAAATAGCGTATGACTTTCTTGAGAGTTGGCTACGGCATCGTCATAGTTGTAAAGGAAGTTAGATTTTTTAAACCCGTCAGAAAATAAATACTTTGGCACTTGCCAATCTTTCGTGGCGCGCGCTATGAATCCTACCTTATTATAGCGGTAGTGAACGGGAATAATTGATCTATTTTTCATTTGAGAGTATTTTTCTAGACAATCCTCTACATCGAATCGCTTTAGTACTTGCTCGCTAAAACCCCTTGACTCAAAGTAGGGCGAGCTACCGCAAGTTTTAACGCTCTCAATTTCTTTGAGTTCGTCTATCACGCTATCTTTAAATAGTTCTACAAACTCACCAAACTCTTTATATGGATCTTCAATCTCTTTTTCTTTAGAGTTATACTCGCTTCTTATTTTATAAAGTTTACAAATATATCTAAGCGCATCTGAAAATTCACAATCTTCTCCGCGCTCTCTAAACAATGATTGTAGGAAGCCAAATATGTTAACACTACTGTCTTCATGACAACCTCTAGTCCAACATCTCCAATTTTTATATGATAGGGAGATAGAGAGTCCGTTCTCGTTGTCCCCCTGATGAATTGGGCATGGCATTATTATATTGTTATTCTTTAATTTATAACTCAACTCTAGGTCATCTAGAAGCAGAGCTAAATCTTTAAATACAATTTCTTGAACTTTATTTAAGTCAAGCTTTTGTTTTGTCGTATTCATACCAAAGTAGTCCACAGTTGGCGAGGGCATAGGAAAACCAAACAAAGGCGTGCGGGTAATCACGCTGCTTCAAATTACTATATGCTGTTATGATGTAGCATACGGTCGCAATAGACAGTGGAATTATACTCACTTTAAACCATTTCTTTCGAGGTGACTTGCGTATTTTAAGAACTTCTCTTCCATGAGTTCGTAATAAATTACATTGCCTTCTACTCTTCTTCTAGCATATTTAGATACGGTTGTTAATCCGCTGTCATATACTTTAGTTACTTCAATTATTTCTTGATTCTTTGGGAACGGGTATCTTTGTCCATGTTCAGGACCGCCATTAAACACGCCTTCATATTTACTCATCGTTGTCCTCATCAAAAGGTAGTTCAGCACCTTCGAGAGCATCGACACCTCCGGTTGCCAAAAGCTCATCTCTAGTTCTAAGTTCTGTTAATAATGCGTGTTGACCACTCATTTCTAAATTAATATAATTTCCATCGTGCATACCCGGTCCATGTCGTGAAACTATAGGTACAAGTTTTCTATTACCAGCGCGAGGACCATCTTCTGCCGTTTCCTCTGCTGACTTTTCTTTAAAGATAGAGAATGAGGTACATAACCAAATAAGTCTATCAGATCCGCTAACAGCATCCGTTGATTCTTTAGTGATACCATCCCTATTCAACTGAACAAAAGACAGGCAGGCAAAGTCATATTTAACAGCAAGGTTATGAAGGTTGGTAATTTGAAAACCAAGAGCTTGATATTCTTGTATGTTATTAGTAATAGAACTAGATGACATTAGTTTTAAATAGTCATAAACAACTAAACATTCATTTGTTCTACCGTTCTCGTCTGTTCCGACTTCCTGTAACACCCATCGCTTGATAACATTTAAGATTGACTCAAATGGCATACCAGCAACAGTCACATAAGTATATGGAATTCTTTTTATTTCTTCCGCAGCTTCTATAACAGCTATGTACTGCTCTTCATTCTTATCAAACGAGCCGGTTGATATATCATTAATTGGAACTTTGCTTAGACTAGCTAGGATTCTATTGTAGTGATCTTCTTTGCTCATCTCCGTATCTAGCATGAGAACGGGAATCCCACGTCTAGCAACATTGATAGCTACATTGTCGCCAAATACAGACTTGCCCACCTTTGGTCTAGCGGATATTAAGTCTACACACTTACGCCGCAAACCACCACCGATGGCAGCGTCATATCTATCAAAACCAGTTGGTATCCCAAGTTGATCGCATTTATTCTCAACCAAGAACTCAAGATATTCATCTAGACCCTCTCCAATCTTTTCTGGTTTATTACTAGCATTATCTTCTTTTAGAAATTCTACGATTGGGTTTTCAATAATAGAAATAATTTCATCAATATCTTCATCGCCATTTATTTGGTCTACATCAAAAGATATTTGCTTTGATAGACTTTTAATCTTTCTGGCGATTTCAAACTTTTTAATCTGCGCAGCAAAGTATAAGATATTATCTTTCTTTACTGGGAAATCCATCAGCGATTTAATGTAACCAAGCTCTCTTTTGTCTTTAAAGAACTCAGAGAATCCTAGCTTTTCAGCTGCGGAAATAAGTGAAGCTATGTCAACCTGCGCTTCGCTTGAAAAAATCTTATCCACACACTTGTAGATTATTTGATTATTTTGGTCAGCGAAGCTGTTGTAGTCTAGAATGTCAGACACCTCAATGTATGACTCTAGACCGTGAGCGAATAGACCAGCAAGAACTGCTCTTTCTGCGCCCAAATCCTGCAATATTTTAGTCATTATTATTTACCGCCGCATCGGTTACACCTGTGGTACTCTCCGTAAACTAAGGTAGCATTTAGTTGAAATTCTCTACCGCAAACATGACATTCGACACTTGCTTTTTGTGGCTTCTTTCTGTTTCTTGGAGTCCTCTTTGTTTGAGGCGTTTCAATATCTTGAAACTCAAGTCCATCGTCTTGCCAAGTGTTCTTTTTGAACTTCACGGGTTCTCTCCTTCCTCTCGGTTTAGTAGTTTTATGCATAGTAAAATCATTTTTATCATCTGTAGTTTGTTTAGGCTCTTCTACGGCAACCTCTTGTTGTTTTGGTTCTGCCAAGCTGTTCATAAGCTGGTCAAGTAGTGCTTGCTTTTGCTCAACGGTCAAATTGTTTAGTAGATCTTTATCTATCATTTCCTTTTGCCTTTTTCAAAAAGTATGTCTGCCTTTCTTCTGATATTATACTCTCTAGCCTTGATATTTTCAAGCCTTCCTTGAGCAGTTAATTTCCATTCGTTAATTTTGTGCGCCAAATCATCATTCCTAAGAATTGTTGCGACTTTAGTTTCATGCTTTGCGTATGTATCCCACACACCGCTAGATAACTGTTCAGATATAATACTTTGTAATGAGTTTTCACACCAACGAATTACATTCTCACACTGAGCGCGCTCTGTAGCAACATGATCTACATACTGCATGAGTTGATAAGCATAGCCAAAACATTCATCTTGCGTTAGCTTTTCCATATTATCTAAAGACAATGTTTCCGCCATCGCAAATTCTGCATTAAACTTTGTTGGCGTTATATTCTTAGCGGTGATATACGAATCAATACCATCTAAAAATTGTTTTAATCTTTCAGCGGCTGTCAATTTGATTTCTCCAATCTTCTATGCTATCTGAGTATTTAAGAACAATTAACTCTATGCCATTTAACTCACACCAATCTTCCTTTATAAAATCTCTTTTGTTAGATTGTAAGAACCCCGCCATAGTTTTATGAAAGAATTTACAAAACTCATAGTGCTGTCTACCGTGAACTTCAATACCCAACATGAGGGTTGGAATAAAGAAGTCTAAGAATAGTGCGGACTTTTTGCTGGGACATCTTGATCCCGGCAACT